CCCCACCAATAAATTACCAGACTTACGCGGTGAATTTATCCGTGGCTGGGATGATGGGCGAGGAATTGATGCGGCACGCGCTTTATTGAGCATTCAAAACGGGATGTTGGAAAAACACCGCCATATTGTTGTAGCTAACGATGGATATGACACAAAAGATGAATGGGAGTTGGCTACGATTTTCAAAAAAACATATACACAAGGCAGGGGGCTTGATGCCACAAATACAGGAGGGAGTTTGATTCCATCACCAACGCTTCATTCACGAGGAAGTATTGGTAACACAGGTGGTAGTGAAACCCGCCCCCGCAATATTGCATTTAACTATATCGTGAGGGCGGCTTAGTTATATTCAACTGGCTGCTGCCAGTGGTATTTCCGGCAAGTTGATATCTGGTGCCATGTTTATATCCATTGCGTTCAGCGCGTCTATATAATCCAGCACGGCATTAAGCCGGGTGGTTTCTGCCTGCGTCAACTTCCGCCCGGCCTGCAACTTCAACTGAATCAGACTTATGGAAGCCATTGCCGCATCAGCCAGTGACTGGCGCTTGGTTTCTGCCGCTTCTACTGCGGCACGATGTTGTGCCTCAGTATCTGTCACCCATTTTTCACCATCCCATTTATCGTATGGTGTGAACGGGGCGATAGTGGTTGTATTTTTCGGGTAGTCACCCAGCGCCGTGATTTCTTCGGTGTTTCCCGTGTCAGTGCTATAGACGGTTTCACCACGATGGTCTGGCGCATACTCCCATGAACTTAAATTCTCCGAACGGCGGATAGCATAGCCCGCTTTATGTGCGCCCGGGGCATCTAAACAGGAATTTGCCGGAATACCGACACCCACAGCAAGATATTCAGTTGATTCGGAAATATATTCCCGTGTCTCACCATCATAGTTATAAACGACGATGTTTCCTGCCTGTACGGCAATAAGGTCATCATTTAATATCGCGTTATTCATTATGCGGTTCTCACAATATAATTGAAGGCAATATTGCGTGGGCGGGCTTCATTCCCCCCTGAGGATTCCGTTCTGTATTGACTGGTAAATCTACCGTTAATTGCACCTTGCCGGACGGCGTTATCTGTCGACAACAGACTATCCCCTCCTTTGTCATTTGGCACCAGTACCGTGTTATCCCACGCGTCCCATGACCGAATATTATGATAATGACTTCCTGTTAACCACCCCTGCATGCTTAAGATGCCCCTTCCGGCATCCACCCCGCGCCCATCATCCCAGCCACGGATAAATTCACCGCGTAAGTCTGGTAATTTATTGGTGGGGTAAGCCATTGCCAGTCTGGGATACATTTCAGAAGAAAATGCTGCGCCGTTACATTTCAGCCACCCCGTTGGCGGCGTGGCTGAGGGCCATGGAACAGGTACACCAACAGGCAGTGCAGAGCCTTCCCCCAAACCAACGTTTTCATGCGGCTCTTACGATGTAATTAAATGCAATGTTGCGAGGGCGAGTTTCTGTACCTACATTTCCACTAATTTCACCAAACCGTTTTACATTACGAGAGCTAATGGCTCGTAGTGAGGAAGGCACCTTTAAACCGGGTTCGTCTGTTTTAACTATTCCCCCGTCCCCGTATGTAGCCAGTATTCCAGGGTTTACTCCTTCCCGTGTACTTCCCGCGGCAAGTCCATCCCCGGTCCATAATTCCATATAGTGTGCATGATCCAAAATTGTGTGTGGCTGCCAATTAAGCAAAGCGCGGCCAGCATCCACCCCGCGCCCATCATCCCAGCCGCGAATAAATTCTCCCCGTAAATCCGGTAATTTATTGGCGGGGTAGGCCTTTGCCAGATTGGGGTACATTTCAGAAGAAAATGCTGCACCGTTACATTTCAGCCACCCCGTTGGCGGCGTGGCTGAAGGCCATGGAACGGGCACACCAACGGGCAGCGCCGAGCCTTCCCCCAAACCAACGTTTTCGTCTTTATCCCTACCTATACCAACTATGTATTTTTCACGAAACAAAGAGGATGTTTTTTATGCAAATTGGCTATATTCGTGTGTCAACAAATGACCAGAACACGGATTTACAACGCAATGCACTGAACTGCGCAGGATGTGAACTGATTTTTGAAGATAAAATCAGCGGAACGAAATCAGCCAGACCGGGATTGAAAAAACTGCTCAGAACGCTATCAGAAGGAGATACGCTGGTTGTCTGGAAGCTGGACAGACTGGGCAGAAGTATGAAACACCTGATCACGCTTATTGAGGAATTGCGGGAAAAAGGTGTTAATTTCCGTAGTCTGACGGACAGCATTGACACATCAACACCCATGGGGCGTTTCTTTTTTCACGTCATGGGGGCTTTAGCCGAAATGGAACGTGAATTAATTGTAGAGCGTACACTGGCCGGGCTGGCAGCAGCACGCGCACAAGGACGCATTGGCGGACGTCGCCCGAAGTTGACAAAAGAACAACACGAGCAAATAGCGAGGCTGATTAAAAACGGTCATGACAGGAAACAACTGGCGATCATTTACGACATCGGCATATCGACGATTTATCGTTATCACCCTGTAGGCGATATACAGGCTGAAGAAACAACCAGGCAGACTCAGGAAAATGAAAACCGCTAATCTGACCATTAGCGGTTTTGCGTTAATCAAAACAGCCCTTTAACGGAGCTGGCCGCGCTGTTAAGGGATGATGTGACCTTGTCTTTGAAGCCGGACAGCATATCACTGAACGATGAGGATTGCAGGCGCTCCCGCAAATCCTCATCACAGCGTTCAAGAGTCAGTGAAAATTCTATCTTTTTCGCCTTACCGTAGCGATCAAACTCGGAGCGGGTCGTATTCGTTTCAGTCAGTACATACATGCCGTAAATCTGCCCGACACCATCAATCAGAGGCCAGGGGCGTCCTGTATATGCCTGCGTGGTCAGCAACGAAAGCGACACTTCGCCACCTGTAATTTCAGGATAAAGCACGCCGGAAAGAACGATGCGATCATCACCTGCACCGATATACTGCCAGCTTGCTGAACGGTTAACG